CGTTTGTTGTTCCATTAGTAGTGTCAACAACTACCATTAAATGATACCATTTTGAAGTATCTTCCAATGTTCTATTAGATACTACTGAAAGAGTGGTACTCCAACTACCACTATATGTTAAATCAGTAACATAAAATTGATTACTTGTTATTCCAATATAACCACCACCATTATTAGCACTATATCCAAGAAATTTACAACCATCACTATCTAAATTCCCTCTTTTCCACCAAGTGCTAAATGTCCATATTTTTCCATTTGTTGCTGTTTCTAAAGTTCTTGACATTGTAGCTGAATCAGCCCTATTAAATATAACACTATTAGCAATAGTGGCATTATCAGTAAAAGGTAAGAACTTACCAACCTTCTGCCCAGCTCCATTGCCTTCATAGATTATTGGGAAAAATTGAGATTTTCCGTTTGGTATTGTTGGTTCTGCCATATTAACTCCCTAAATTCTTTGTACAAATTGCCTTAAATCCAGTTGGAACTGAAAAATAAAAGTTACCCACTCCATTAGCATCTGAATTATTTTGTGCTGTTTCTGTTCCACCAAAAGTTCCATCTTGTCCAAAGTTCCAATGAACTTCTGAGGTACTATAATGACCATTTCCCAAAACTAACTCTGTAGTATTGAAATCTATTGTGTTAGCCTCATTACTTCCAGCTGATGGGTTGCCACTAGCTTGCCATACAAAAGAACCACTATTATTATGTCCAAACCAAATCTTTTTATTATCCATATCAATAGCTAAAGCACTTATGTTACCATCACTAACAGCATTCTCCCAAGGCTCTGTATTAGTTCCATTTTCCAATCTTCTGCCATCAGCACCAAAGCCAATATCCTTTGCATCACTAGCACCAGTACCTCCTGGACTGTTAGAAACATTAATTAATGCTCTAACACTATTGTTAAAAACTCCAACCATTGGATATTCACCAGCACTTGCATTAGTATATTTCATCTCAGCATACCATTTTCCTGAACTTGGTAACGAAATTGTAGCGACAGAGGCATAAGAAATAGAGGTGCCAGAGCCAAGTGCGTGTAAATTACCATTACTTAATGTTACATTTGAATGTTTGTTGATAGGATTCATTACACAAAAATTATTTGTAGGACTTTCTCCTGTCATTTGGTCGTGTGCCGCAAGTCCACTTGCTGTGTAGTCATTACCTCGCCCTGATTCATCATCGCCCAAATCCCCTGAATCCCTACCATCAATCCAAAATCCGTTTGTTCCAAATGTTAATCCACTTACATCTTTGGGAACCCATATCCCATTATCATTTTCTTCACCAAAGTTTTCTGGACCATAAGCTGTACCATCTATAAATACTATTTCTGCCATATAAGCATCTGCATAACTATAACCAACTACCCTTGATTGATTACCTATACTATGTTTTGCCGCCTGACCTATACCAGAACTTGCACTTGCACCTGGATTATTATCTGTAGAAAAATCTGTTTCTCGTTGTCCATTAATATATAAACGAACCCTTTCACTAGCTACTGAATTTGTTGTGTCCCAGATGTAAACTAAATGATACCAAGCAGAATGGTCTCTTAAAACTCTAGTTGTTATTTTCCAGTTTGTACTGTAACCTTGTAAGTATATCTTATGGTCATATATGCTAATACCACTCCATGTAGTGTCAGATGTACCAGTACCACCATTATAAAAATTAAAACCACTACTAGATTGAGTATTTCCTAATTTAAACCAAACACTAAATGTTTGTGTTGTTCTTGAACCAGCACCAGAATATGTTTTTGTTAATTCTGGAGAATCATCATCATTAAAACGAATTGATTGGTCTATAGGGTGGGATGCTGCGCCGGCTAGCTTTGTGCCTGGGATAATAATGGACATCTAGAAGTCCTCCAGCTTTGGAAACTCCCCTAATGGCCTTGCTATTACTGGTTTTGATTCAGTGCCAGTATTCACGTATGTGTATAGTTTTGCTAAAGCATCCGCATCTGAGGCATTATCTATTGCAGTTTCCATTGCATTACTCTTAGTTCTTATAGCCGCTCTATATTTTGTAATGCTACTAGGCACCGTGTAATCAGACAACTCTGTAGCTTTGATAACATACCAGTCAGTAGGTTCTAGCAAGGAACCGGCTTCATTTTTTACTTGTTCTTTTTTTAAAGTTTTAAGGCCCTTTTGTATCATTTGATTCCCATCTGAATCTAAAACTTTTTCTCCTTTAGCGTCTACAACTTTAACATCAGTTAAACTTTTACTTTTTGCAGTGCCCCATGTTTTTTTAACAATTTTTTTTGAAGAATCAAAGGTAAAGGTTTCCCCTTTATTGTTATAATAATCAGTATTTTTATAATTACTGTTGTCGTCTACTATTGGGTATAAACCAATAGCTGCTTTTTCTTCTGTGCTCCAACAATTAAAAATAGATGCCGGATGTTTAATATCATTATGTTCAAAAGCCTTAGCTCCATTAAAAACTCTTATAACTTGATCTGCTTTAACTAATGCCCACATAAAAACTCCTAACTAAGCGTTAACGCTAAATTTCTACCTACTTCAACAAATTTTGCACCATTATAATAAAAAACAAAGAAATCCCCTTTAGCCGCTGTTGTTGTTAAAGTCGGTGCGGTATCAGATGCAAATTCATAATTAGACGCCCAAGAAACAGTCCTACTTCCTGTACCGTCTTGAATTACTAATAGACTAACAAATTGCCCTGTAATACCATTAGTCGCATTGTTCATAGTTCTATTACCAGCTAAAGTTACTTTAGCTACTGGTTTTGCTTGTAAGTCCCAATCTATGTTTGCACCGTCACTCAAGGCTTGTTCAGGAATATAAACAGCGTCATTAAACTTAAAACGACCAGTACCTTTAGCAGTGAAAGCAAGTCCAACATTACTATCTCCTCCCGTAGCAGCTAACCCAGGATCACTTCCTGTGGCAGCATTAGTTAATTCAACTTCATTAACTGCACTAGTTGTTGTTTGAAATATTATTTGTTCATTACCATTAGCATCTGCAATAAAACCTGCATCTGCAATTTTTGGTTTAGTTAAAGTTACTGCACTTACAGTTCCACCTGCTATAGTAGCCGAATTAGCAATAGCACCCGTAGTAGTTGCACCATTAATAGTTGGGCTAGTAAGTGTTTTATTTGTAAGTGTGTCTAATGAAGTTGTATTAATTATACCTGTATCAACAACATTTGTGCCATCAGAAAATAAAACTCTACAACTTTTATCAGTTGTAGCAAAAGTATAACCCGTCCCACCTACAGTTTTAAACTGTACTGTGTAACCACCTGTTGTTCCATTAGATACAATATAAAATTTTTCAATACTATTAGGAACCGTAACAATTCTATTTCCTGTAATTGATCCTGTAAGCTTGATGACCATGTTTCGTGCATTTGAAGCAGCACCATCTGTCATAGCTAAAGCAGTTGTTCCCGCTCCGCCAGCAATTGAAATAGCTTCGTACCCTCCAACCGCTTGTTCTACAAGTTGTAAGTTAGTATTTGTCTTTGTGCCCCAAGTTCCACTATTTTCACCAGTGGCTTGAAGTTCTAATTTTAAACTCGTTGAGTATGTTGAAGCCATAGAATTCCTTTTTAATTCACATTATAAAGCATTTAAGCCGCTCTATCAACCTCTGTCCAAGTGACAGAAGTACCTACACTAACTTCTTGCCAATTAACTAGATTAATACTACCTAATGAACTGGTTAAAGAAAAGCCCGTCTGTGCAATATTTACATCAGCATAACTAGTAACACTTCCTAAACTTGATGCCAAAGGTAGACCTGACACAGTTTCATAAGTGTCATTACTAAAGCCCCAAGGACCTAAAGATAGAGCACCGCTTAATCCTGTTTGAGTAATTACAGCTGTTCCAGTAGTCGTGATACTTCCTTGAGAAGACGCTATAGCACTTGGTGCAATAGAACCAATTACATGAATAACGCTTACCGCATCAACTGCACCTAAAGAAGATGCTGTAGCTAAACCAGAAACTGGAATTAAAGCATCATTCTGCTCGCCCCAAAGGCCTTGCCCCCAGGTTAGTTGTCCCCATCCATCAGACACTTCTTAGCCTATGTTATTCTTAGGATAGCTGCAGCAGTTGTAAAAGCAGGAAACTGTATAGTAAATGTTCCAGATGTAGCCGTTTTGTCACCACCAAAGTTTAAAACACAAACAGCAGGATCCCCACTTGCTGTGTCATTATAAATTAAAGCTCCTCTGGCTGTTAAAGTTACTCCGGTAAAAGATCTATCGGCAAAATCCACAATAGCTACATTTGTAGCAACTGAAGTGCCTCCATTAGCTAAAGCACCTCCACCAGCTGTGTATTGACCTGTGTTGGATATTTGAGCATCCGTAGTATAACTTGTTGTTGATTTACCTAATACTGCACTATTCGTGTAAAGAGCTAATTTAAAACTATTACCACCTGATGACTTAAAATTATGTGTTCCTTCAAAAAGTTGTTTTTTAAAAGAATTACAGATTACGCTTGTTGTTATAGCCATATTATGCTTCCATAGTTAGTTTTTATTATATAGAGTATAACCTTATAAATAGACTCTATCAACTCCCTAGCTAATAGGAACTTTCTTTTTTTAAGCTGAAGATGCCTCAATTTGTATTCTTGGAACACCATCTTCATATTGTCCTCTTCGTCTTTGACCCATTTGTTGCATTGCAAAACCTTGTAATTCTTCAGTATACTTACCTTTATATAAATTGTACATATCCTGAGGTCCTTTTAAGTAACTAAAACATTCAGTTAACACACCATGCAAAAGCAAAGACTCGTGATAAGTTGATAAAAAAGTTGCATTTGTTGATGTAAAATGAGGTGGATCAATTACAAAATTAATTTGAATTGTGTAAGCCGCATCAGGAACCGGAGCTAATACAATATTTTGATCATCCCAGTTAGCATAATACTTAGGTGTGCCTGTAGCATCTCCTGGATTATACTCAGCCATAAAACTAGTATCTTTCTTTTCTAAAAAAGTTCTACTTCCCGAATTGGTTATTTGAACGGATCTAAGATAAATTAAATCAGAAGGCATACTTAAATACCTTTGTGATTGAATAGTGGCTGTTGTGGAATATTTTCTTAGATCGTCATAATCAACTTTTCCAGCTATGTCTAATTCAATGTTACGAATAAACTGATCTAATATTGTATCTGATAAGACATTTGAATCCACTTCTGTGTAATTTCTAATTTGAGTTAAAAAGTTAGCGTGCGTAATACTCATGATATACCTATTGTGACATTACCAACTGAAACTGTAGCACTAAAGCTTTCTAGTTCCGTACCTAAAACACCTTCACCGTCTTGTGGGCGCATTCCAGGATTATTAAATAAACCATTTGTTATATACAGTAAAAAAAGACCTGTGTTATCAGGACCTCGTGGTCTAGCATTTGCTAAAGCTATTGCATCAGCTTTAATATGTTTACGTCTTATTTGAGGGTGTTTTGCTTCAAACTCAGATTTATGCACAAAGGAACCATTCCATTCTTTTACCATTTCATTATAAGGAAAAGCCATACCAGACCGATCTGATATTGCCTGAGCATATTTACCACGTGCAAAAGGCATTAAAATACTCCTGTAAATCTAGTACCTCTTATTGAAGCACGACCACCTTGTTTAAGTTTTTTTACAAGTTTACCTTTACTTGCTCCCATACCTAATTTTTGATAAACATTTGTACTTGTTAAATTAGGTGTTTCATATTGAGGCATATGTCTAAATTTGTGTCTTTTCTCAAGTCTTCCTATGACACCCATTTGCTTGTCATAATCGGCATCTCCTACTCTTTGAGCTCTTGTTGTAGTAACTGTGTATTTTTCATCTCCAGCAGGGCTGTAGTAACCTCGTTCTTGTGGGGACTGCATATAATTCCGATTTCCTGGATCGGAAGCTACCCAAACCTTTCGGCCATAACCCATATCAGTTTGTCTAGCCCCTTTTGGTAATTCTTTTACTATTTTAGTTGGACCAGTAGGACCTATACCTGGATTAGGTGGTACATAGTTATAAAGCTTCCTTGTTTTTTGTTCTGTTTCATCTAGTGTTAGCCCAGATAATTTAGTTTTTGCTTCGCCAATCTCTTTAGATAAATCCCTATAATAACCACTGGTTCTTACCGGGCCTAATGTTGCTGTTGCTGATGGAGTTGAACTGGTTGCTCCAAGATAACTATAAGTAGGATTCCATTTTTTATCAGAACTTAAATCTTTATCTAGTTGAGAAAATTGAGCATCTGTTGGGTTTGCATATTTTTGTTCTATATGAGCCTTGTATGCAGTACGTTGGTTTTCAGGCATATTTTGAAATGCCACTTTTTGTTTATTGGCTCTTTTCATAAACCTAGCTTGTTTTTCGGGTGTACCTAATCTTGAATAGTAATTAGACATTGTAGCTCTTATGGATTCAGGCATCTGACTTTGTAATTGCTCAAAACCAGCATCCCCACCATTTTGTAATTTAATTAATCTTAGTCCTTTCATTTAAAACTCCTATTGTTGAGGATAATAAGTTTGTGGGGTTATGTATACAGATGTTCTTTGTCCATCTTCATTCAATGCCCTTGATAACTCGTCCTCATAAATTAATTTATTTTGTTCTACCAATTTTGGATTATACTTCATTGACAAATAATATGCTAGACCAGCAGCCATGCATGGTATAAATCTAAAAACTATATCAGGTGTGTTTGTGTATGCACCTACATCTTCAATTCTCTTTAAATAAAAATATTTTAAATGGGTATAAGTAGAAGCATCTGGAGTTTGATATAATATTATTTTAGGAGCACTTTCACGCGCTACATAATATTGAGAAGGTTGCCCTCTAGATCCCTTATTAGGTAATGCAGCATAATCACTTCTACTAATCTTTGTTAAAGAAACATCTGTAGTAGAAGAAGTCGTTCCTGATGAAGTACTTATATAAGCCTCTAAAACATCATTGGTGCCTGTTTGAGTTGTGTATTCAGATGTTCCGGCCGTCAAAGATTGACTATACGAAGCAACTTTCCATAAATGAACTCCTCTATTTCCCCATTCACTAAAAAGTATATTTAAACTTCTACGAGCAGACTTTAAGTCATAACCACTATTTGCTTTAAGATTACATCTCTCAAAACCTTCTTGAATAACATCATCTATATTAAGATCAAATGTAGTTGTTCCTGATGTAGCCATAATTTACCCTAATAAATTGGTGTTTTCTTTTTAAAGCCTTTTACAGCCAAACCACCTATACTTTTTTTATTTTTTTTCTCTTCCAAATATTTTTTACCTGACTTATATCCCTGATAAGCCTCGTAGCCTAAAAGACCTAAGCCAACAATTGCTCCGGGAATACCTACTTTTGGAAATGCTCTAGCTGCTCGTAAAGTAAGTGAAGGTTTAAAAGGTTTTTTTGGTTTAAATTCATCAGCATATGTTTTGGGGTCAACATTTTTAAGAATATCTCTACCTTTTGGACCTTTTAGAGCCTTTTTATCTTTTTGAATTGTGCTAGCTCTTTCAAATTTTTCATTTTGTGTTCCTTTAATTTTTGATACTTCTTTTTCAGTATCTTTAAAAAATTTTTCTTTTCCTTTTTCAAAATTTTGTTCTAATTTTTTTTTTTTAAATTCGCTATAATGAATTAAATCACCATTAGAAGCCATGATTAAAGAATTTTTTTTTACATCCATAACTTATCCTAATAAATTGGTGTTTTCTTTTTAAAGCCACCCTTTGCC